GCTCTTTCTTTCCTGGCCTTGGCCTGCTCGAATTCACGCAGAGCTGTGGCTCTGGAAATGTCATCTGTGGCAGTTTCCACAGCCACTCGTGCTTTTGCCTCGGCCTCTCTGGCTTTTGCCTGCGCCTCCAGCAATTTGGCGGGTGCCTCGGCTGCAGTTCTGCGCTCCGCAGAAACCTTCAGCGCAGCCTCCAGCACGTCTTTGCCGCCAGGCATCTCGGCCAGAATGCCGCCGAAGTAGTCCTCGGTTGCAGTTGGCGTCTCCTTGGCCACGTCGCGCCAGGTCTCCAGAAACTGAGCGCCGGACTCGTCGCCGCTGTTGCGCTTGGCGTCAATCTGACGCTGGATCAGACCGATGGCGATCTCAGGACGGCCAGACCTGAACGCAGAGAAAACCTGCCCAGCTTGCGATCTGGCAGATTGCTGCTGATCAGCGTTGAGCATGTTAAAACTCTCGCGCACAGCCTTTGCCTGCGTCTCAGGCAGCAGCATGGACAGATTGGCATAGTCCTTGGCCGTTGCGCCTGGCTGGCGCAAACGCTCAAAGGCTTGCATGACAGTCCTTTGCTGCTCGGCTTGGCGCTGAGCCTGCTCTTGCGCCAATCGGCTCTCTGTGACAGCCGTGCCGGTCTTGAACGCCTGCAGGAAAGCCTGCGACGGATCAGGGATGTCAATGGCGTAGTTGATTGGCTGGACCATCAGAATTTACCTCCCAGACCAGAGAAGATTCCAAGGCCTCCAGAAATTGCGGACGGGATGGCAGCAAACGCTCTGCCTTGCGCCAGCTCGCCACCGGCCAGGGCTGCGCCCTGCTGTGCCAGCAAATTGGAAACATTGGTGCCGAGCGCTTGGGCCTGCGATGCCTGGCCAGCCGCAGCAGCTTGGCCGCCACGGTAGAGCTGCTCGGTCACGCCTAAGCCAGCGCCTGCAAAGCCGCCCAGGCGGCCGTATTGCTGCTCGATGGCCTGCTGCAGCATCTGCGGCCGGAACTGCGCCAGCGCGCCCTGAATGTTGCCGCCACGCAGGCCGCCAGTGGCCGAGGCGCGCTGCAGTAACGCCTCCTCGCCAGCTTGGACCTGAGCTTGAAAGCCAGCGCCCTGCTCGATTTGCGCAATGGCCGCGCGCTGCGCCTCTGGGCCTCGCAGCCCAGCAATGGCCTGCTGCTGCTCGAATGCTTGCGCACCAGCCTGCTGGAATGGCTGTAGCTGGCTGATCGCTCCAGTGCCTGCCTGAACGTAAGGTTCGAGCAGCTTTTGAATCGCCTCGAACTGGCGACGCTGCTCAGCGATGCCGGCCTGTGAAGCGCCGGCCTGCGTTTGTGCAGCAGACTCTGCAGCATCGGCTTGCGCCATGCCGGAAATAAGGGTTGCGCCGCCGACGGCAATGCCTGCCAGCGCGGCTCCAGATAGTCCAAAAGTCATGTTTTGCCCTCCAGGTTCGGATGTTGGACGGCCTCTAAGACCAGAGCCGGTGCTGGGACGGTGTACATGTCCCAGATCACTTGCGGGTCTGTTTCGTTCGTCGGATTGGCGTGAAAGGTGGTCACCTCGACCTCGGTCAGTGCGACGCCAGCGCGCTTGGCGTTGGCCTTGGTCACACTCATGAAGCCTGGGCCGACCTGGGCCGTGCCGTCGTCTGTGGTGACGATCAGCGTGCCTTTGCGAACCACGAAGAAGGACTCGTCCTTGTGCACTGCACCAGTCAGGACGGTGCCTGCCGGGATGTGCATGGTGCGAGCGTAGAGGCCATTGCAGAAGGTGTGCTCGACAGGCATGTCGACCTGGGGCAGCTTGAGCAGCTCGGCCTCCAGGCGGTAGATAGGCAAGTGCTCGGCAGGCACACTGACCTGCTGCGCAACTTCCTGAACCGCGACATCGCTCATCGAATCCTCCTAGTAGGGACTTTGAGCTGCTGGCGGCTCAATCGGCTCAGCACCTTTATTTTCCCACAATTTGCCATTTGGTCAATCCTCATCATCTTCGCGCTCTTCCCAGGCTTGGCAGACGCGCATGTCGTTGCAGACAAAGTCCAGCTTCTCGCAGTGGCCACGAAAGCCTGCGCCCTTGTCGTAGGAGGCCATCGGGATGCGCTCGATCTTGACTTGGGTCATCAGGCTGTTGTCGTAGTACTCGCAGTTCGAGCAGTGCTTGCGCCTTGCGTCCTTCTCGTCGCACTGCATGGCCTTGGCCAGCGCCACATAGAACGGCTTGTTCGCGCCTGGCTCATTGGTCGGCATTTCGGGGCCGTAGTTCCAGTCCTGCACGGCCGTCTCGTAGTTCTTGCGGTTCTCGGCAGTGGTCAGGAACGGCTCGTCGATGGGCAGGCCGCCGAAGCCGGCCACCATCATTTTGGGCATCTTTGCGTAGTCCATGTCTTACTCCTTTATGTGATCTCGCGGCCGTTTGCACGGATGGTCAGCGATGTGGCTGCGCTTGCAATGGTGGAGATGAAGCCACTAGGCTCCAAAGCCTGGCCGACCAGCTCCGGGAAAGTGTAGGTCTCGTCCGGTGCGATTGCTCGGGTGTCCACGATCAAATTGCTTGCGCCTGCAACACCACCGCTGGTCACCAAGTTGACGCTGATGGTCACATTGCCTGCAGTAGTGTTGGTGGCCGTGAATTTGTCGATGATGGCCTTGCAGTTGGTTGCCGTGTACTGCGTGGTCTGCACGTTCTCGGCCTGCTTTGGTGGGATCAGCACCTTGATGGTTACGGTCATTTCATGCTCCTTATATTGCTTCGGCACCGCTGGCCGTAATTGTCAGGCCTGCCGAGGCCGCCTGGATTTGGATGGTTTCGGCTGCGTTCATCACCTGCACGCCGTTGTACTGCAGGGCATTGTTTGCCGGTACAGACACATCGTAGAGGAAGGCGTTTGTCGTTCCTGCCGTGCCAGCAGAAGGCACCAGGAACACGCGCACATTGATTGCCGCCGCAGTGGTGTTGGCAATGCTGAACTCTTTGAGCAGCGTGCGAGTGCTGGCCGGAACGGTGTAAAGCGTGGTCACGCCAGTGGTGATCGCCGCCTGGCCCAGTTTGGTTGGTGTGATTACATCGAAAGCCATGTGAGCACCAGGTTAGATTTGACAAACGCAGGCAAGGCAGCAGCCGTCAATGGCCCACTTTCCCAGCGTTGCTGGATGCCGTCGTAAATGAGGACATCGCCAGTTGTCGGTGTTGGAGCGTAGACGTCTGAAAGTTGGCCGACAAGCGGCTCGGCCTGGACCCTGACAAAAATGGAGCCAGAGCCTGCCGGTGCAGCATTGACCACCGCAGCCACCACCACATGAGGCGTGGGTGCTTGTGGCAAATTCTTGGTCAGACCACCAGCAAACAATGGGTTGTAGTACAGAATGTCGCCATCTGCCCAGACTTCGCCATAAGGCGTGCCTGTGGTGTTGAATCCACGCACCAGACCGAAGCTGGAGACCAAGCCGAAGTCGTTGTTTGCGATGGCCTCGGCAGCCACGCCCATGACAAGCTGGCCATTGGTCAATCCGGTTGATGGTTTGCCCTTGAGCACGCCAGACGACCCGACAGCGCCATCGAACATCACCAGTTGCCCTTTGGCAATGTTGGCCGAGGCCTTGATGTAGTAATACTGCGACTCACCAATGGCCTGGTTGACGTTTGGCGTCATCTCCAGATTCAGTGTGTATCCACCGTTCCAGTGCATCCGGCCAACCTTAACGGCAGGCGCAGGCGCATTGGTGTTGAAGTCGATGTAGTCGGTGGTGACCGAGTTGTTGTGCTGCTCTACTGGCGCAAAAGCCAGCAGGTTGAGCACTTGGGCCAGCCTTGGAATGGCATCCAGTGCCTGCTGAATCTTGGCATTGAGAACGGCATCTTCGACAGCCGTGTCTTGCGCCAATGCCGCAATCTGGGCCAGCGCCTCGTTGGCCGTGGCCGCTGCTGTGTCGGCCTGGTACTCGAAGTCCGTGCCGGTGATCACCTGCAGCTCGTCCACAACCGAGAACAGCAGTTCGAACTGCCTGATCTGCTGCTGGTCGGTCAGGAACTGCGCGAGCTGGTCGCGCGTCAGGTTCAGCCTGCGAGAGTACGGTGAGGTGGCCATCAGTACGCCAGCCCTTCGATCTGCGCCTCAAGGCGTGCGAATGCAATGTGCGAGTCGCTGTCTCCACGGAATCTCTGGATGCGCCAGTTGCGCATGTTGCCCTGCTGGAACCACGCCAGGCGCTTCTTGGTGTTGCCGATGGTGCCGGCACGGATGAATCGATCCTGGCTCCAGGACAGGCCGTCCAGCGAGTAGCTGGTGCTGATCTGCGGGTCGACGCCCAGCGCCACGCGCCCGGTCAGGCTGACCAGCTCCAGCTCGTGAAACAGCGCGCCGTTGCCCTCGTTGTAGACGATCAGCGTGCCAAACTCCCAGCGCACTTTCTGACCCCAGTGCGTGCCGATGGTGTCCACCAGATAGCCAATGTTGCTGGACTGCGGGTCGCCGACCAGCCACTTGTCGTAGGCATAGACCAGATTGCGCGCACGGTACTGGCTGAATCCGACCACGGTGGTGGTCAGCGTGAACCAGACAGCCTCGCCAAGAACCTGCGATGCCGCGCCGTCGTAGACCAGCGTTCGGTCAGGCAGGTGGACGTAAAGGTGCTGGTGCGCCTTGTCGTTGCGCGCCTCCATCTTGACCAAGGCCAGTTGCGCCTCGGTGTAGTTCAGAAGCAGCTCGTCGATCTCTTGCGTGCTGATCTTCTGCGCCGTTGCCGCTGCACCCATGTAGATGCTTGGCGCTTCGTTGCGGCCGCTGCCCAGGAATGCGATTTGCTC